TGGAGGACCAGATTCGCGAGGTACTTGACAGACCTGTACCACCTGTGTTATAATACAGCTTTTCAACCAACCGATAGAGGACAGAAAAATGGCAAAGACAATCGACACTCCCGTGATCACCGAGCAGATGGTGGACGAATTGGCGCAGGTGCGTGACCAGCTTCGCGCCCTGACCGCCCGCGAGAAGCATCTGAAGGAGATCTTTCGCAAGGGCGGCGAAGCCGTCTACCGTGGTCGCGCCACGCAGGTCTCGATCAAGTTCACCACCGAGCGTCGCATGGACGTCACCGCCGCCCGCGCCGCGCTGGGCGAAGAATGGGTCGCCGACCACCTCGTGGACGTCGAGAAGATGAACATCACGCAGATGGACCTCGTATGAAAGACGCGCTGCTTTGGATCGCTTCCGGCTTCATGTTCGCGATCATGTTCGGGCTCGCATTCTTCATCGACTGGACCCCGCCGATCGTCTGATACTTGACAGACCTATGGCACCTGTGTTATAATCAAGCTTTTCAACCACCAATAGAGGACTCCTACCATGGCACACGAATTAGACTTTTCCAATGGCCGCACCAACATGGCTTACGTCGGCGAGACCCCGTGGCACGGGCTCGGCCAAGTGCTGACCCCGGACGCCAGCATCGACACATGGGCCCGCGAAGCCGGGTTCGACTGGGAAGTGAAAAAGGGCGCGATCGCCTATGAGGTGCGCGACGAGAACGACGCCCCGCTGCGTATGCAGACCGTGCCGAAACGCTGGGCGCTGTACCGCTCCGACACCGGACAGCCGCTCTCGGTCATGTCGAGCAACTATCACATCACCCAGCCCCGCGCCGTGATGGAGTTCTTTCGCGACCTGACCGAGGTGGGCGGCTTCAAGATGGAGACCGCCGGGATGCTGCGCGACGGCGCGACCTATTGGGCGCTGGCCCGGGCTGACGACACCTTCGACGTCGGCGGCGGCGACATCGTGCTCCCCTACCTGCTGCTGGCCACGTCGTGCGATGGTACGCTGTCGAACGTCGCCCAATTCACCACGACTCGCGTGGTCTGCGCCAACACGCTGGGCGTGGCCGTCGATAACAAGAGCGGCCAAATCCGCGTGCCTCATTCGACGAACTTCGATCCGGTCCGATTCAAGACCGAACTCGGGCTCGTGGGCGGCTCCTGGGATTCGTTCAAGGTGAACGCCAAGGCGCTGGCGAAGCGGACTGTGTCGAAAGAGGAAGCGACTCGCTACTTCGTCGACGTGTTCTACGGCGCAGAGGAAGAGGTGGACGTGACCACCAAGCGCCCGATGATCGAGATGGTGACGAAGATCTATTTGGACGGCGTGGGCCAGCGTACGAAGACCGCGACCGGGACGGCATGGGGGCTGCTCAACGCGGTGACCCGCTTCGCCGATCACGAGCGCAAGGCCGATTCGCGCGATACCCGGCTGCAGTCGGCATGGTTCGGCGCTGGCGCACGTCTCAAGCGCGACGCGCTGGACACGGCATTGGCACTGGTAGCATGAAAGGGGGCAGAGTCATGGCAACACGCATCCAATGGTCAGCGACAGAACGCGCGGCGATCGCGCAACAGATCCGAGTGATCCGGGCGAAAGACCCGGGGCTCTCCCACCCGAAAGCGCTGCTGTGCGCGGCGCAGATGGTCCTGCCAATGTCGCGACGGCGAAAGATCACCGACGGCGTGGTCTACGCGCTGAAGGGCTGGGTTAACGACATCCGGTACGAGCCGATCCCGGAGCCAGCACCCGCGCCGGTGCTAGACCCGATACCCGAGCCGCCGAAATCTGCGGTCTCGATCGGTGATCTGGCGCTGGCGCTAGTGCGCGAAATAACCCGTGAGGTCATGCGCGAAATGCGAGCGGAGCGCGAACGCGAGGAAGCAGAGAGCGAGCGCGAGCGCTACCGCGACCTATCTGATCGGGTGAGCGCCGGGATGGCCCGCGACCTCGAAAGACAGCAGGGGCGCGAGAATATGAAGCTGCGCGACTATCTGGCGCGGGGCGAATTCGAGAAGCCCCGGCGACTTTCGATCGTAGTGCTAGGCATACAGCCAACACAAGCGCACATAGTGAGGGAGGCCTACCGGGGGCGCGACATTGATTTCGACTTGTACGATTCGGACGCGGCTGCGAAACGCGAGGTGGTGCGGCGCGACGTGGTTGTGCTGATGACGAAGTTCATTTCGCACAGCGTGCAGGAGCGGTGGCGACCAGCGGTGGCCCGCGATAACTTCGCGTGTTTGGTGTACTGCAACGGTGGGGTGACGGAACTATGCGCCGAGATCAATAACGTGCTTAGCGTACGAGGTCATTGACAAAGGTATGGGACCCGTGTTATAATGCGGGTTTCCACCAACCAATAGAGGACAACACCATGGCACAATCAATCACCCAAGCGCTCACCTCCGACTGGATCGATCGCAACATGCGCATGTACGGCGTCGCCGACATCGACGAGTGGAACGCAGCATGCGCGATTGCGCAACCTACAAATCCGTCGGTGCTAACATGGTCATCGCCGGACTGATGTCCGACGCGCAGGAACTGATGGCGCACGGCGACGTGGAGCGTGCACGCAAGACACTGAACATCGCGAAATCTGTGCTGTTCGACGTGATGGACGGCGAAATGGTCGGCTGCGTGGCGGATTGCTCATGAGCCGCACGATCACCTACCCGGACTTGATGGCGCTGTTCAAGCGCAAATTCGCCGAAGCCGACATCGGCCAGTGCCGCCGTGCGCTGCAGGACTGCTACGAAACGCTGCGCATCCACGAGCGTCAACCCGGATCGGAAGAGTACGTGCGAAAGCTGTGGTGCGAAATCGACGCGATCCGGGATCGGCAGATGGCGTGCCAAAAGGTACTTGACAAAGCTATAGCGCCCGTGTTATAATCGAGTCTTTTACCACCAATAGAGGACACCTACCATGATGATTTTGAACACCACCGCCGACATCATTGACGCGATCGTTAATCGCGGCCTGATCCCGATCGAGTACCGCAGCATCTACGGCGGCACGTGCGTCGGGTGCGAAATCAAAGAGGGCGACAACATGGACGACCTGCACAAGCCGGGTGCGATCGTGACGCACAATGGCCGCGACTTCGTCGTCTACTGGCCCCACGCCCCGTGGGACGACAACGTCGTCGAGTACATCTCTACCCTGATGGACCCGTCGGCCTTCGCCGCCAACTACTGGGGGTATTGACAGCCTGTACCACCTGTGTTATAATCGAATCTTTCGCAACCAACCAATAGAGGACAGCATCATGAACAAAGCACGCCGCACCGCCATCACCACCGAAGTCGCCAAAGCTCGGGATCTGCTCGCGCAACTGAGCCGCTGCGCGACCGCGCTCGAAACGCTGAAAGACCAAGAGCAGGAATGCTACGACAACATGCCGATGGGCCTGCAGGAATCGGACGGCGGCGAGAAGATACTCGACACCGCGACCATGCTGGAGCAGTGCGTCGCCGATATGGACGGAGCGATCAACGAAATCACGAGCAGCATGGACGAAATCGAGGAAGTCGTGGCCGCGTAGCCAATACTTGACAGCCTGTACCACCTGTGTTATAATACGATCTTTCACCACCACCAATAGAGGACATCAAAATGCAAATCGCCATCATCACCGCCACCAGTGAGCAAGTCGAAATCGTCGCCGTCAAAGGCGGCTGGTCCACGATTCGTGCCACCAATTCGCTGATCCGCTTCGAGCGCAAGGTGCGCAACAGCGCACTGAGCGACCACGCGGAGATCACCGCGCAGAAAGCGCCCACTACCGCCAAGCTGGTGGCCGAGAAGCTGGCTAAGCCCGCCGTCAGCGTGGAAGCCGTGCAGGAAGGGCGCAAGAATGGCGTCGTCTTCGCTGGCTACCTACCCCAATACGAAGCGTACGCCGCGAAACGCGCCGACGGCACGACCAAGCGCTCGATCGACAAGGGCGACAACGTGGCCGTGCTCCTGCGAAATCTGGACCTGGGCGACGTCTACGACACCGTCTCGAGCGCGACCGGCACGTCGGTGGCTGACCTCTTCCACCGCTTCGGCCACCTCAACCCCGGCATGCAGCGCATGAATCTGGGCAACATGTTCCGCCGCGCCCTGCGCGAAGCCGCCGCCGCGACCGCTTGAATCCCCGGGGCTTCGGCCCCGTCCCCCCGCCGTTCCACAACCACCGAAGGAGAATGAGAGCATGACACGACAAATCGAAACACGAATCCGACTGCACGAGGGCACGTTCAAGGGCGAAATCCTGGCCGACGGCATGCGCGGCATCTTCGAGGCCACGGTCTCGGGCCAGCGCTTGGACGCGACGTTCGTCCAGCACGAGCGGTCCGAGAAGGACATCGACCAATGGGCGCTGTTCCAGCTCTTGCAGCGCTGGATCGAAACGAATCTGGCCGGGTGAGCGCCATGGACGCAATACGACTGGCATTGAAAGCGGCGGAGCACGCCCTGCGACTGGACAACCGGTACGCGAAAGAATTCGGCCTACCCGGCATGGAATCCGACACCAAGAAAGCGCTGGCCGCAGTGCGTGCGGGGCTGCGTGCGCTCAAGGCGCTGGAGGCGCGAGCATGACCGAACTGATTCGACGAGGACCGGGCTGCTGCGTCGTCAACGGGCGCTTGGCGGGTATGCGGGTATATTCGGTCCAACCGGGCATCGAGAGCGCCCCGGAGACCCCACGGGAGCCCCGGGCGACCCCGCCGCGTGTCGAGGCTGCTCCGGACCGGGCACGCCAACTGGTGCAGGAGTGCGACGGGCGGGCGGCACGGGTGGCGCTGTGCAAGCGCTTCAAAATCAACCCCGCGATCCTGGACGCGCCGAACGCCGGGGTGGCGACCATGCGGCTACTGAACGCACTGCGAAAGGCGGGTGTGCGGTGAGCCCGATGGCTGAGGACTTCGCCACGCTGGGCGTTCGCACGTTAGGGGACGCCGAGGCTCGAATGGCTCGGATTCTGGAAAAGAACCAGCACTGGCGGGAGTGCGCCGATGGCTCGTACGAAATGGCGCTCATGCTGGACGGCTATTGGGTGCTCGAAGCGATCGCCATCGAAATGCGGAGGGCCACGGGAGCGGCTCAAGAGGGTTCGGGCTATATTAGTACCGATACTATACCCGCAGACGCAACGGAGGGCCACGGAGATACCTCTCCGGGGTGTCCGGAGCTATGAGGCTCCCTGAGCAGCGGCTGAACGACTGGATCGCGAAATGGCTCGCTGGGCGGGCGCTCGTGGAACGCGTCGAGAACCGGGTGAAGCGGGACACGCCCGACATCTTCGTGGCCACACCGGCATGGGCCGGGTGGATCGAGTCGAAGGTGCTCCCGGCGTTCCCGAAGCGAGCGACCACCGCCGTGCGACTGGAACACTGGACCACCGGGCAACGCTACTTCATGCAGCGGCTGCTTCCGACTGCGGCGAAAGGGTGGCTGGTGTGCCGGGTGGCCGACGAGGTCTTCGTGTTCAACGGCGCGAAGCTGGCGACTCACGGGCAGGACTGGACCGAGTCGGACTGGCGGGCGATGGCCGTCGTGGTGCAAGTGCGAAACGATCACGGTGGGGCGCTGCTTGCGGCACTGGGCGCGGTGTGTTAGAATCCCGGTGTGGCTAGGTGGCCTTCGGGCCTGAGGTAAAGACTTAAGATCCAAAGTCGCGCCGCCACCCATCGTCGTGCAATGCGACGTGCAGCCATCGCGCTGCGGAACCGGCAAATACCCCGTTCCACTGTTCCACCAAGATGGAACGCCCAATGGAACGCCTCTCCCATTCGAAAAAAGACCCTCTGTTCCATCGTTCCATGCATACGCGGGGAAAAAGCCCGTGTTTTAAAACCTGGATATGGGGGGATTATCGGTGGAACGATGGAACAATACTCTTCTCTCGAATGGAGAAGCCGTTCCATTGCTGTTCCATCTTGGTGGAACGATGGAACAAGAACGACGCTCTTCAGACGGCGGTCACTGCTGCTGCTCCACTTGGGGTTATTCGGAATTGTCTCACGTGCGCGCGTAAATCCGGATTGACACGAAGCTCTCGTAGTCCTATAGTCCAGAACTATTGAAAGTGGCTCTTCGATAGCTTCCGACTTCATAGTCTATGACTATCGGCGGTGACTCTTCGATAGCTTCTTTCCGCAGCCAAATGCCGACAAATCCGCCTATTGCGTGCCTCTCGCGGCCTGTGTTTTAATTCGCACCATGTGGATGACCGACGAAAAGCTGCTCGAAGACCGTGGTGCCGAAACCATCGCGGAATACGAAAGACGCGCCCATGTGCCGATCAAGGTGCTGCTCGACGCGATTCGACGTGACCGCGTGCGCCACCCGGTGAATTCGGTCTCTTTCTCTCCGGAAGCTCTTAGCTGCAATTTGCCTGACGTCGAGGCCCGTGGCGACCTGCAGCTGCACGAGGAGACGAAAGCCTACAAAATGCTGGTCTTTATCGCCGAGTTCCGGGACGGCCCCGATACTGCGAAATTCAGCATGCGGCACGCTTACACGACGGCGGGCATTGCACGGCAGACGATTTCGGACTGGCGCTCCTACCATAAGCTGTTCGACGGCATCGTGGACGCGATCCAAGAGGAGATGATCGACACGATGCGAGCCGAGGCTTACCGCCGGTCCGTAGTCGGCGTGGACGAGCCGCTGGTGCACCAAGGCCTCAAGACGGGCGAGACGGTGAAAAAGTACAGCGATTCGCTCCTGCAGTTTACGCTGTCGGGCTACGACTCGAAATTCCGCTCGAAAGACGTGAACATGAACGTCTCGGGCTCCCTGGATTCGACCATCAACATCGAAGGTGTCCGTGATCGCCTCGCCCAGCGTCTCCAGCAAAAATCGCTCAAAGAAGAGTAGAGCGCTGGCGCTGGACCCGGCGAACTGGAACGAGTTCGTGTCGGAGTTGTCCGACCGGGAAGCGCTGGAGCTGTACTACGACTGGCCGACTTTCGCGCGACCCAACCAGCTAATCCCGCCCGGTGACGCGTGGACCTACTGGCTGATCCTCGCGGGCCGGGGTTGGGGCAAGACCCGGTGCGGCGCGGAGTTCGTGCGCTACCACGTCGAGAACAAGCTGGCGGGCCGAATAGCGCTGATCGCGGAGGACGCGGGCGACGCGCGGGACGTCATGATCGAGGGCGAATCGGGGATCCTGGCGATTTCGCACCCGCGCTGCAAACCGATCTACTCGCCATCGAAACGCCGCGTGGAGTGGCCCAACGGCGCGATCGCGACGATCTACTCGGACAACGACCCGGAGACGCTGCGCGGACCCCAGCACGATTTGGCATGGGTGGACGAACTGGCGAAATTCCGAAATGCCGAGACCATGTGGTCCAACTTGATGTTCGGGCTGCGACTGGGCCAGCGCCCCCGCGTTTGCATCACGACCACGCCCAAGCCGATCCCCATCGTGCGGCGACTCATGGACGACGAGCGCACCTGCCTGACCACGGGCACGACGCACGAGAATTTCTACAACCTCGCCCCGACGTTTCGTAACGAAATCATCAGCCAGTACGAGGGCACGCGGATCGGGCGGCAGGAGCTGTACGCCGAGGTGATCGACCCGGAAGACTACGGCATCGTGAAACGCCAGTGGTTCAAAATCTGGGACGCCGACAAGCCGCTCCCGGACTTCCTGTACGTGCTGCAGTCCTACGACTGCGCCTACACCGAGAAGACGATCAACGACCCGACCGCGTGCAGTGTCTGGGGCGTGTTCCGACCCAACGCGGACGCCAAAATGTCGGTGATGCTAATCGACTGCTGGGAGGACCACCTCGCCTACCCGGACCTCAAGCCCCGAATCGTGGACGAGTACGCCGCGATCTACGGCGAACCGGGCAAGAAGGTGGACCTAGTGCTCGTGGAGGACAAGGCGTCGGGGATCAGCATACTGCAAGACCTGCAGCGGGCGGGCATCCCGTGCCGCGCCTACAACCCGGGGCGGGCCGACAAGGTCCAGCGGCTGCACCTAGTGGCCAACATCATCGCCCATGGCCTCGTCTACGTCCCCGAGTCCACGCTGCACCGGGGTCACCCGCGCGACTGGGCCGAAGTGCTGGTAAGCCAGATCTGCTCGTTCCCCGAAGCCGAGCGGGACGACCTGACTGATACGACGTCGCAAGCGCTGCGACTGCTACGCGACATGGGCTTCCTGCTGGTGGACCCCGTCGCACCCGACACCGACTACGTGGATGAAGAGTACCGCACCCGAGTGGAGAACCCTTATGCCCAATGACAACGAATCATTCTTCGACCCGACCGATCTGGCCATGTTCGCCGGTCCCCGCGCATCCGTGCCGCTCATGTCGCTGCTCTACTCGAAAGAGGCGAACGCGGGCACAGACTACGAGCGTTTTGCACAGCAGCGAGCGTACGAAATGGCGATGGTCGAGCGCCAACGGAATGCACAAATGCAGCGGGCAATCGAAATGCGCCGCCAGCAGGAACTGGACGCACGCATACCGCCCGAGGTGCAGCGCTTCTACATTAACTCGCGCTACGACCCCAATACCGCGACCCGGCGGGCGGATTACGAAATCCCACCGGCGCGTAATTTCGGATCACCCGGCAGCGAAATGCGAGCCGCACCCCGCAGATTCCAAAAGGGCGGCAGCGCTCGAAAGACGCTGCAGCAGATGATGGACGAGTTGCTAGTGCGCGGGACCAAGACGGCGGTGAAAGACACGCCCGACATCGGACGACGAGCACTGTTCGGGCTGCGCCCCCAACAGGATTTCCCGCTGGCCAAGCTCCACCCGGACATCGAGAAGGCGACCGAGTCGCGAATCACCAAGGCGCTGAAAGGCGCGCCGCAGGTAACGGAGAAATCGGTAGAGGTCAACCCGGCCACGGGCTCGATCAAGTCGACGTTGCAGTCGGTGGCCAATACCCCGCTGAGCCGTCGCACGGTGCTCTCCGCCACTGCCGGTCAGGCGCTGCGGCACATGATTCCCGGGCTGGACGACCTCGCGCCGGGGGTGGGCGATGTAGCGAAAGTAGCCGACACGGTGGTCAAAGCGGCTGCACCGGCTTTCACCATGGACATGGTTCCAGCACTGATTGGTGAGGCCATTCGGAAAGGGATGAGTGAAAAGCAGGCGGTGGCTCACGTTCGAAGTCTAGTACCTGCAGCCGAAGACAAGTTCTTCCTGGACGACTTGTACCATTTGTACAAGAACCCTGAGACGTTCAACGCCGAGGATGACTTGCTGCGACCGGGCGACGTCATGCGGGGTTATTTGGGCGGAGCGGAGGAAGCACCATTAATGAGCATGCGCCCCCAGATTCGCGAAATGCGGCAACGTGCACCGGACGTTTACGATGATCTGAAACAGTACTCGCGCGATATTTCCGGTTCCTCGATCGAGAACGCATTCGATAATGGCCTGATTCGCAGCGACGAAGAAGCCGAGATGTTCATGCGCAACGACCCCAAGTTCTACGACATACTCCAATCGCGTTGACATGTTAAAATCGCGCACCGCAAAGGACTGAAGAATGGCAACACTGTTACCACCCGAGCAAATGCAGCCGACGCCAGGGCCGGAAGACGAGCAGGGGATGATGTTCGACCTCGACGACCCGATGGCCGAGGTGGAAGAGCAGGAAGACGGGTCAGCCATCGTCCGGATGGACGAGTTCAAAGGGCCGACGGAGAACGAGGATTTCTACTCCAACATGGCCGAGCGCCAAATCCTGAGCATCGATCTGGACAATCTCGCGCTCAAGTACATCAAGCTGCTGGATAACGACAAAGAGGCACGGGAAGAGCGGGACAAGAAATACGAAGAGGGACTGCGCCGCACCGGCATGGGCAACGACGCCCCCGGTGGCGCGAATTTCAATGGCGCATCTAAAGTCGTGCACCCAGTGTTGGCCGAGGCGTGCATTGATTTCGAGTCGCGGGCGATCAAGGAGCTATTTCCCCCGGACGGCCCGGTGCGCACGCACATAGTGGGCGAGGTGGACGAAGAGGCGACGGCACGGGCCGAGCGCAAACGCGACTTCATGAATTGGCAGCTCACGGAGCAGATCAAGGAGTTCCGGGACGAGCAGGAGCAGATGCTGACCCAGCTACCACTGGGCGGCTCGCAGTTCATGAAGATGTGGTACGACGAGAAGAAAAAGCGGCCCTGCGCCGAGTTCGTCGCGATCGACAACATCCTGCTGCCATTCTCGGCGGTGAATTTCTACACCGCACAACGGGTGACCGAGGTGCAGGACATCACGCAGGAGACATTCGAGGACCGGGTGGCCAGCGGGCTGTACCGCGACATCGACATCATCAAGGCATCGATGGAGCCCGAGATATCGAAAGCCGAGAAGGCGAATAACAAGATCGAGGGTCGCGAATTCCAAGAGAACGACGACGGAATACGCAAGGTCTATCACATCTACACGATGCTGGAGCTGGAGGACGATAAGGAGTCGGGCGGCGAACTCGCGCCCTACATCCTGATGATCGACGACCTTTCCACCGAAGTCGTCGGCCTGTACCGGAATTGGGAAGAGGGCGACGAGAGCATGGAGAAGCTCGATTGGCTGATCGAGTTCAAATTCATCCCGTGGCGCGGTGCCTACGCCATTGGTCTCCCACACCTCATTGGTGGTCTCGCTGCCGCTATCACTGGCGCATTGCGCGCATTGCTGGACACGGCGCACATCAACAACGCGGCGACGATGATCAAGCTGAAGGGGGCGAAAGTCTCCGGCCAGTCGCAGCAGGTGGACGTCACCCAAGTAACCGAGATCGAGGCAGGTCCGGGTATCGACGATATCCGCAAGATCGCGATGCCGATGCCGTTCAACCCGCCGTCGCCGGTCCTGATGGAGCTGCTGGGGTTCCTGACCAACGCGGCCAAGGGCGTGGTGACCACAAGCGAGGAGAAGATCGCGGATGTGAACGCTAACGCGCCAGTCGGAACTACTCAGGCGCTGATCGAGCAGGGTGCTGCCGTGTTCTCCGCTATCCACGCCCGCCTCCACGATTCCCAGCGCCGGGTCTTGCTGGTCCTACAACGTATCAACCGCTGGTATCTGGACGAGATGCGCAAGGGCGACATCGTCGCGGAACTGCCGATCAAACGCGAGGACTTCAATCGCAATACCGACGTGATCCCGGTGAGTGATCCGCACATCTTCAGCGAAACGCAGCGGATGGCGCAGATACAGGCGGTGATGTCCTTCATGGACAAGTACCCCGACATGTTTGATCGTCGGGCAGTCATCCAGCGGGCGCTGAAGCAGATGAAGATTCCGAACCTTACCGAGCTGATGCCTTCGGCGGTGGAGCCGAAAGAGCTGAACGCAGCGGAGGAGAACGCATCGATGGCGATTGGTCGCGCGGCATTCGCGTACCCCCATCAGAACCAGTTGGCGCACATCCAGACGCATTTGGACTTCGCGCTCGACCCGATGCTGGGCTCGAACCCTATTTTTGCCCCCATTTTCCTACCCCCTTGCATGGAGCACTTGAAGCAGCACATCATGCTCTGGTACATGGGCCACATGAACGGATACGTCGAACAGTCACTCGGCAAAAAGCCGGAGGATTACGACATCCCCGGAATCACAGGCGATATCGACAAGCTGTATGCGCTGGCGTCGCAGCATACCGACATGGATGTGAAACAGGCATTCTCCCGTGTCATGCCCGCCATTCAGAAGCTCATGCAGACGCTGCAGCAGTTCGCGCAGAAGCCGCCGATGGACCCTGCGGACCAAGTGATACTGCAGACGTCCATGGCGGAGACCCAACGGCGGACGCAGAAAGATCAGATGGACGCGCAATACAACAAAGCGAAGCTTCAAGGCGACCTGCTGGACAAGAACCGGGCGCAGCAGATCAAAATCGCGATCAACGCCGCCGACAACCTTACCGAAGAACGGATCAAGACTGCAGAGCTGACGCACGACGCGGCGGCGCTTCAGCACGAGCAGGAAAAGACTGCAATGACCGCGCTGCAAGGCGCACAAGAAACCCTAGGAGTACCGTATGGCAACCAGTGATGCAGAGCAAAAAAGCGTGAACGTCCCCCAGCACAAGCGCATGGCAATGGGCGCACCTATTCAAGGCAGCTCGATGGGCGGTTCGACAGGCAGCGAAAGTAAATCGCAGTCTTCCAGCGAGTCCAAACCCCGCGTCGGCGCATTGATGCAAGCCAAGAAGAAATAATGAGAATCCTCGAAGACTTAATTGGTGCTATTGAGTCGAAAAAGGCGGGGATTTTGAAATCGTTAGTTAGTGGTCATGCCACTACCTTCGATACCTACCAACGACTGGTAGGGCAGCACCAAGGGCTTGAAGAAGCTCTGGGTATTTTGAATGACCTTTTAAAGGAAAAAGATGACGACGACAGATAATCAGTCGGGTGCTTCGAATGAAGCGCAACTGCGGGAAGCATTTCCCGACATAGACCCCGGCGCAATTCCTGTAGGTGGCCGTATTCTCGTCCAGTGGCGAGCAGTGGCCGAACGTGTTTCACCGGGTGGTCTAATACTTCCCGAAGAGACAAAAGAGACAGAGAAATGGAACACGCAGGTCGCGAAAGTGATCTCCATGGGTTCCCTAGCTTTCAAGAAGCGCGACACACTCGAGCCGTGGCCGGAAGGCACTTGGATCGAAGTGGGAGACTACGTTCGAATGCCCAAATGGGGCGGCGACCGGTGGGAAGTACCTTTCAAAACCGGCAACGGCGAAGCTAAGGCACTTTTCAGTATCTTCAACGATCACGAGGTGATTGCAAAAGTCACTGGTGACCCCATGAAAGTGAAGGCATACCTATGAGCACTACCGAAAAAGTAGACTTGCAAATGCAAGAGGACGCGGACGGCTCCGCTGTGGTCTCTCTACCCCCCGGAGAATCCCCGAACGAGAGTCAGAACCGCCCAGAATCCAATGCCGAACCTCGTGACGATCACGAGGACGATGACGGAACCCCGGAAGATAACACGCCGCACGCCGACCCGGAGCGAGAAGCTATTCGACTTGCTCGACGCGAGGAGCGAGTACTCAAGAAGAAGCTCACGAAAGCCCGAGCGACCGAATCGACCCATCTGATCAACTCGCTGAAACGTCAGAATGAGCAGATGGTCGAGCGACTGGCCGTGCTTGAGAAACGGACGGCTGGAGCGGATGTTGCGCGGTTGGACAAAGCCATCGAGGACTCTCACGTCCGGCTCCAATATGCGAAACACAAGATCAAAGAGGCTACCGAAATGGCCGACGGTGCGGCACTGGCCGACGCGCAGGAAGCGTGGTACGACGCCCGTCGCCAAGTCGAAGCTCTGGATGCTCTAAAAAAGAAGACCATCAACGACACCCCCGGACAATCCGTCCCCCGCTCTCCGGACCCCCGGCTCAAGAAGCACGCGGGTGATTGGATGTCGCGAAATTCGTGGTACGACCCCAACGGGGGCGACACGGACAGCCAGATCGCGGTGAAGATCGACGAGGCTCTCGTACGCGAAGGCTGGGACCCGACAAGCCAGGATTACTGGGAAGAGCTGGATAATAGATTGACAAAATACCTTCCTCACCATTATAATGGTGTATCTGGCGAAAGGTCGCCGGAAAGGAGACCCCGTTCCGTGGTTACAAGCTCAGGTCGTGAATCAGCACCGTCCGCAAGGCCGAATGAATTCCGCTTGTCTCCCGATCGCGTCAAAGCGATCAAAGAGGCTGGCAGGTGGGATGACCCGACCGAACGCAGCAAGATGATTCGCAAATATGCCGAGTATGACCGTAATTCACAGAATCGGAGTTAAACCATGAAAGACGACCGCCTTAAAAAAGATCTGACCGCTGGTGGACGCGAATCCCGCGCAACGCAGGATAGCCGTCGCAGTGCCGCCACAAACGAGTTAGCGACAGAACAGGAGCGTCGTAGGATGTTCCGGAACGAGTGGATTCAAGAATCCCTCCCCAAGCCCCCGGATATCCCGGGATACCATCTATGTTGGCTTTCCACCACCAACAGCTACGACCCTATCCATAAGCGCATTCGCATGGGATATGAGCCAGTGATGATCGAGGAAGTTCCAGGCTTTGAGAACTACAAAGTTAAAGCCGGTGAAATGACTGGATTTGTCGCGTGTAATGAAATGATACTGTACAAGATGCCTGACGACGTCTATCAGTCCATCATGGCCGAACTGCACCACTACGCTCCCCAAGAAGACGCGGACTCAATACGGCACAACATCGAATCTCAATCGCAACAGCGAGACAGTAACGGTAAGCGCCTAGGTCAAGTTGAAGGTGAAGGCATAGATTTGCTTGATATCACCATGCCCGTTCCGGTATTTACCTGACGGATTTCGAACTTGTTTACTGGAGAGATATATGTCTTCTACTAATCAACCGTTCGGTCTGGTTCCATCGTTCCATCCTACTGGTTTGGATCGCGCTGTTGCCTTGACTGACGGTATTGCTTCGGGCTACAGCTCGGCCATCTTAAAAGGCCAGCCAGTAGCTCTCAACAGCTCCGGCGTTATCGTCGCCGCTACTGCTGGCAGCGCCTACCAAGGCGCGTTCGCTGGTGTGCAGTGGACCGATACAACTGGCCGTTTCCGCGTGTCCAATTACTGGCCCGCGTCCACCGCGTATATTACCGGTTCGTGCGTAGCTTATTACTACAGCGATCCTAATATCGTTTATGCCATCCAAGCTGATGGTTCTTTAGCTCAGACCTCTATTGGCGATCAAGCGAACTTCTCCAACATCACCGCTGGTTCTACGACCACTGGCTTGTCGGCTTGCACGATCTCCACTTCGTTGGTTGGCACTAGTGCCGTTGGTGACTTGCGCATCATCGGATTGTATACCGGCGTGGATAACGCTTGGGGTGACTCGTACACCGTGGTTAACGTCCAAGTTAGCCGCAGCCAGTACGTTGCTACCATTAACGCTATTTAAGGAGACATAAAAAATGGCTGCTCCAATGAGAAGTACGGACTTTCGTTCGATTGTTGAACCGATCTTGAACGAATGCTTCGACGGCGTTTATGACCAACGTACCGACGAATGGTCGCGGGTTTTCCGCGAGCAAAACGGTATTCCCCGCAACTACCACGAAGAGCCCGTCCTGTACGGATTCGGCGCTGCGCCTCAACTGCCTGACGGAACTCCGGTTTCGTACCAGCAGGGTGGCGTGCTCTTCCTCCAACGCTACGTGTACAATGTATATGGCCTCGCCTTCGCATTGACCAAAGTGCTGGTCGAAGACGGCGACCATATCCGCATCGGTCAGGTCTATGCTCGTCACTTGGCTCAGTCTCTCATCGAGACCAAAGAGACCCTGTGCGCGAACATTCTGAATCGTGCTTTCAACAGCTCGTATGTCGGTGGTGATGGCGTCTCGCTCATCAACACTGCACACCCGCTGGCGATTGGCACGTTCAGTAACCAACTGTCCACCGCCGCGAACCTGTCGCAGACATCGCTCGAGCAGATGCTGATTCAGATCCGTCAAGCAGTGGATAACAACCAGAAGAAGATTCGTTTGGTGCCTAAGCAGTTGGTCGTTGCCCCCGGTAACGTCTTCCAAGCTGAAGTGCTGCTCAAATCCGTTCTGCGTGCCGGTACTGCCAACAATGACATCAACCCAGTGAAATCCATTGGTCTGATGGCTGAAGGCGCTACCGTCATGTCTCGTTTGACTAACCCCAATTCTTGGTGGATTCAGACCGACGCACCTGAGGGCATGAAGCTCATGATGCGCCGTAAGCTGGAGAAGACCATGGAAGGTGACTTCGAGACTGACTCCATGCGCTACAAGGCGACCGAGCGTTACATCCCCGGATGGACCGATCCTCGCGCTGTGTACGGTACTCCCGGACTGTAACGGGAACTGGCTTTCGGGGGTGAGCCGCTAATCACCTCCGACCTTTATTAACATCGGTCAAACTTTTCAAGGAGCAGACCATGCCTCAATTCTCAGATGACCTATTCTTAGGTCCGGCACAGACCTACATGGGTCTCGGCCTTCGCCCCTATACCACCACCTTCACGGGTTCGATGGCGACCACGACTTTGACTGTAACCGCGCTGTTGCAAGGCGCTCCGATTGTGGTGGGTATGTACGTTGACGGTTCTAGCGTAACCGACGGAACCTACATCACCGGCTACGGAACCGGGACCGGCGGCACTGGTACTTACACCATCAACCAGTCCGTGACCGCTTCGAGCACCACGATGTACGCCCATGGCAACATCGGCTTGGACGACCCCTCCCCTATGGACTTGGGTGTTGGACCATTGGGTCGCGTTTACATCTGGGATATCATGCCCCAAGCCGCAGTGACTAACAATATCGCCGCGTCGCAGACTGCCGCCGCTGCCGGTGCTGTAACACTGACCGCTGGTACTTCCTCGAAAGCTATTACCACCGCGAGTGGCGTGTCTGTGATCCAGTTGGACTGCCCCCGCGCCGTTAAAGTGAACTGCTCCACCACTGCCCGTGCTTTCACCATCACTGGTTATGATTATTACGGCCAGTTGATGACCGAGACGATCACGGTGGCTGTTGCCGGTACTGCCGTCACTGGTAAGAAAGCCTTTTTCTCAGTCTCCGGCGCGACCATTGCTGGTTCCGCTACCGCCGTCTTGATCGGCACGAGTGATAAATTGGGCATTCCAGTTCGCGTGTTTAATGCAGGCTACATCACCAGCGTGAAAAGCAATGACACACTGGCGCAAGACGCTGGTACATTCGTTGCTGCAGATCAAAACACTGCGACTGCGACCACCGGCGACGTTCGCGGAACTTACACTCCCGCTACGGCATCGGACGGTATCTGCCGCACCGTGATGACCATCGCCCTGCCCGGTATTGCCGTTGGCCCCACCGCTACTCGCGTTGGTGCTCTCGGCGTCACTCAAGCCTAAAGGAGAACGACATGGGACAATTTAAACCGATGGTGAAAATGGAGACCACTGAGCCTTCAGTGACTCTGCATCTCAAAAAAGGCGGATCAGCTTCTTTTGAGCGCATGATTAAAGAGGGCGTGCCAAAGATGGGCGACAAAAAGCCTGTTAAGAAGGCCGACGGCGGCATGATGGGCGCATTGTCTCGTTCGTCTCCGATGCTCAACATCCCTATGGGCAACCCCGGCGCTGCTCGCGCACTTGCCGCGAAGCGTATGGCTGGCCGTCGCCCCGCTCCTCCTATGGGTCGCATGCCCATGAAAGAGGGTGGGGACGCAGACATGGCGCAGGATAAGGCCATGGTCAAGAAGGCATTCAAGCAGCATGACGCGCAAGAGCACAAAGGCGGCAAAGGCACCAAGCTGGAGCTCAAAAAGGGCGGCAAGCCGATGAAGAAGGCGACTGGCGGCGTAGTGAATGGTCAAGGTGGTTACGCCACTGGCGGTGTCGTTGACGGCCAAGGCGGGTACGCTACTGGCGGCGTAGTCAACGGCCAAGGCGGCTTCAAGAAGGGTGGTGCCGCAAAAAAGCCTTTTGCTACGGGGGGAAAAGTTGATTCTGGCGCTCCCGTACAGATGCCACAGGGCAGTAAGCCCAAACCCGGCCCAGTAGAGATCACGCGACTCGCCGGAACTTACAAGCGCGGCGGCGAAGTGTGCTAACCAGTGGGGGCTTCGGCCCCCGCTCCCTTGGAGATTCTTATGGCTATTACGGCTACTTCCCAGACCATATTTGATGGCGAGCGCATCGCGATCATGAAATTTTACGCGACAATGGGTGCGACCGAGAATGAAACGAACGTAGTCAAGGTCAACCCTTCCACTCTTGGAGCTTCCGCTGCGGGCGGCGCTTGCAACGGGGTAACGATTCTGAAAGTCACGGCGCTCACGCACGGGCTGGAAGTGCAGATGAACTGGGTCGCCACTGCACCAGTGGTGATCGAAACCGTTCCGCAGAACAGTCAGTACACGCAAGACTACACCAAAATTGGTGGTCTAACCAACAACGCTGGCGCAGGCAAAACCGGCGGTATCTCTTTCACTACCCTGGATGGGGCCGCTGGCGACACCTACACCGTGGTGTTGGAAATGCAGAAGTCTTACGTTAATCCGGTGTCGTAATGCCAAGCAAATCAGCCGCTCAACACCGACTGATGATGGCTGCTGCCCACACCAAGGGCGGGTTCGGCGGCGTTCCACAAAAAGTAGGTAAGGAGTTCGCAAATGCTGACAAAGGTAAAAAATTCGCTAAAGGCGGTCCGAGCTTGGCTATCGGGCGTGGTGAAAAGCTTCCTGCCAAAGAAGGGGCAGGACTAACGGCCAAGGGCCGAGCCAAGTACAACCGGGAGACCGGGTCGAACTTGAAAGCCCCACAACCGCAAGGCGGTTCCCGGCGCGATTCATTCTGTGCTCGAATGGAACCGGCAGCGAAGGCCAGCGAAAAGGGTAGTCGCGCAAGGGCTTCAATGCAGCGATGGAACTGCCCCGGATGGTAGTGCGTCGTACGAGCGTGTGGTAAAATCGGTAGTCAACCGGCACCTAGGAGCAGTAATGGCAGAAAGAGATAAACTCAGAAAAGCCGACAGTGGGGCTGCCCGCGCCGGTATGAGCTTCGCCGGAACCGGCAGCGGTCTCGCTGGAACTGGTGCGGCTATGGCTCGACGTGGCATCGGTGGCGATGGTCCTTCTCTCGGCGAAAGAGAAGGGGATTTCATGAGTGCGGCGGATTTACATAGCACCTTGGAAAAGAATGGTAGAGCATCTGATAGGTATGATAGCTTATCGTTAGGCCTAAACAATGCGGATAGAAAATATCAGCTATTGCATCGACGGAGTTCAAACGGAGTTGATGACGAAGACTTTGCAAATTACGATAACCCGTACGCCGCTCAGAATGAGTTCGATTTCCGGCTTGCGAAAGCAAAGCAGGGGTATGCCAAAGGCGGTTCTGTGAGCATGAAAGAGTGCAAGGCGAACACCTCTTCAAAGAACAAAGCATCCCCGAATTGGTAATCTATGGCATATTCCGGAACCACTGGGACTACCGTAATCACAGTTCAAACGCTGATTGATCATGGCGCTCGGCGCTGCGGCAAGCTAGCGGAAGAGCTGACTTCGGAGCAGGTGCTTTCCGCTCGTCAGTCGCTTTTCTTTCTCCTCTCGAATCTTATCAACATCGGCATTCAGTATTGGGCGATTGACAAGAAGGTCTATGGGTTCAGCCCCGATCGCTACATTTACGACCTCCCGCTGGGTGGTAACGACGTGCTCAATGCACTCTATCGCTGGATGTCGCGCCCGAATGGGGCGTACACGTCGTCCGCTGGCGGCACGATAGCGAACGTCTACGACGGCGACGTGGATACGATCTGCACTCAGACGTCCACTAATGGTAACATCTCGGTTAATTTTGGACCTTCGAACCCGATATACATCGGCTCGATAGGGTTCCTCCCGGCCTCCTCCGGTACTTGGTCGATCATCTTGGAATATTCAAGCGATGGTAGTAGCTGGAGTACTCTCGTGGACCTCGGAACGATCCCCGTCGTCGACAACGAATGGGTGTGGACCGATATCGACAATGGTCAGACCGTACCCTACTACCGCATCCGGGCGTACAACGGGACCACGTTAAGCCTCCGCGAGCTATACTTCGGGAACAATTCGACCGAGATCACCATGTCGCGGCTGAATCGCGACGACTACACGAACCTGCCGAACAAGAATTTCACAGCTAATCAGCCGTTCCAGTTCTGGTTCAACCGTACCGTTCCTCAATCGCAGATCTGGCTTTGGCCTACTCCGCAGAACGCGTTCTACCAGATGACGGTGTGGTACTCGCGGCAGATCATGGACGTGGGTGACCTGTACGGCGAGTTGGAAATACCCCAGCGCTGGTACGAGGCGGTGCTCATGATGCTTTCGCATCGTATGTCGCTGGAACTCCCCAATGTGCCGCTCGACCGTGTGCAGTACTTAGAGGTTCAAGCGGACAAGTACCTCACTCTTGCCGAGCAAGAAGAGCGCGACAAGTCGCCGATCTACTTCGCCCCGAACATCTCAGTGTACACTAACTGATATGCCCATATTTCTTGACACACGCGGCTTATCGGACATCGCTATCGCGATATGCGACCGGTGCAAGATGAAGCGCCCGCACGCGGTGATGAGGAATGATCCGAATTTTCCTGGTCTGCGAGTGTGCAACCAAGGGTGCGCGGACCAACTGGACCCCTATCGCTTACCAGCACGCAAGACGGAGCGGATCACAATCCGATTTCCCCGGCCTGATGCGAATATCGATGCTGGTGATAACTACTTGATCGCTGGTGGCACGAACGAGTACCAAATCTCGACTGAGCAAAACACGCAGACGCCGACGCTCACGGGTAACAAGGATACGATAGCTCCCAATCCACCAGATAACACGAGCACATAATGTCGGCACAAGTAACTATTGGTCAATTACCCACGGCTGGCGCGATCACCGGATCGGAGCTTGTGCCTGTGGTCCAAAATGGGGTCACGGTCCAGACTACCACTGGTGCGATCGCTGGGTCCCCTACGCAGACCTACACCTACCTGACGGTCACCCAGACCCCGCAGTTGGCCAACAGCCGCTATATCGGCGTGACCAATGGGCTGGTCATTACCGATGGTGGTTCCCAAGGGGTGCTAAATATCAGCACCACAGGCGCTTTGCTGTCGTTGGTAAACTCCGGCACTGGCTTCCAAGTGAAGACGACTGCAACGGACCTTGCGGCTCGTTCTATCGCTATCTCTAACGCTGGTCTGTCCATCACCAATGGAAGCGGCGTTTCGGGCAATCCAACAATCTCGCTTACCGGGCAAGTTCTAAATTTGGCTAATCTCAGTGCGAACGGAATGATGACCATCTCGTCCGCAGGTGCGATCAGCGCCGTGACGATTTTAGGCACAACCGATCAAGTTACGGTCACCAACGGAAGCGGCATAAGCGGTGCGCCTCTGATCGCTTTGGCGGATAACCCCATCCTTGGCGGGACCGCGAGCCTGACTCTGCCCATTGGAACTACCGGGAATCGTCCCGCGTCCGCAGTCAACGGGATGTTTCGGTACAACACCTCGACATCACGGTTCGAAGGCTATCAAGGCGGCGCGTGGGTCACAGCGGGCACTGGTGACGGAACCGTGACCTTGGTATCCGGTACAAACGATCAAATCACAGTAGCAACGGCGTCAACGACCCCCGTTGTCAGCTTGGCGTCAAACCCCGTAATACCGGGCACTGGCAGCGTTGTCGTCCCCGTGGGAACCACTGCCCAGCGCAGTTTGGGGCCAATCAACGGGATGTTCCGCTACAACAGCACCATTGCGCTGTTTGAGGGCTACATCAACGGTGCGTGGACCAGCCTCGCATCTGGCTCGGGCGTAACGTCTATCGCCACAGGCACCGGCTTGACGGGTGGCCCAATCACTTCGACAGGCACGATCTCCATTGACAGCACCGTGGTGACCCTAACGGACACGCAGACGCTGACGAACAAGACTATCAGTGGTGCGTCCAACACACTGTCCAACATTGCCAACGCGTCGTTGACGAACAGTTCGGTGACCTACAACGGCGTAGCCGTGGCGCTCGGGGCGTCCGGGACTATCACGGCGTCAACCACCAATGCGCTGACCATCGGCACGGGCTTGAGCGGAACCAGCTTCAATGGCTCTAGCGTCGTGACGATTGCCATCGATTCCACCGTGGCGACCTTGACTGGTACGCAAACGCTGACCAATAAGACTATCAGCGGCTCGAGCAACACCCTGACCAACATCGCCAATGCCAGTCTGACCAACAGTTCCCTGACGGTTGGGACCACGGCGATCAGCCTTGGCTCAAGCAGTCTTACGCTGGGCGGCTTAACTTCGGTGGCCGTCACTCAAGACCCGACCTCTGCCTTGCAACTGGCTACCAAGCAATATGTGGACGCGGTGGCCGAAGGGCTGCATATCCATGCGTCTTGCGCTGCGGCAACCACGGGAACGCTTGCTTCAATTACTGGCGGCACGGTGACCTACAACAACGGCACAGCAGGCGTTGGGGCAACCCTGACCCTGTCGGTGGCCCTAACCACGCTGGATGGCTACACGCTGCTCAATGGTGACCGTGTGCTTGTGAAGAACGAGGCCACCACTGCCAACAACGGCATCTACACATGGGCCACTGGCGGCACGGTGTTGACCCGCGCAACGGACTTTGACACCGCAACCGAGATGGCAAGCGGCGACTTCACGTTTGTAACCAACGGAACCCTGTACGCCAACACCGGATGGGTGCAGACCAACCCAGTCACCGTTGTCGGAACAAGCCCGGTCACTTGGATTCAATTCTCTGGCGCGGGAACCTACACCGCAGGCACGGGCCTGACGCTGACCGGAAGTCAGTTCAGCATTACCAACACGGCGGTCACCGCCGCTGCATATGGCTCGGCCACACAGACCGGAACCTTTACGGTCAATGCGCAGGGCCAGTTGACGCTGGCCGGGAATACCACGGTGACCCCAGCGGTTGGCTCCATCACTGGTCTGGGCACGGGCGTGGCTACCGCGCTGGCAATTGCCATCGGTTCTGCTGGTGCGCCAGTCACCTTTAACGGCGCTTTGGGAACCCCAAGCAGCGGCACGGTGACCAACCTCACTGGGACTGCTTCGATTAACATCAACGGTACTGTTGGGGCTACCACTCCGACAACGGGCAACTTCACGACTGTGACTGCCACAACTGGAATATTTGGAGGTACTTTCTAATGGCTGCAACTGGCTTCACCCCTATCTCGCTGTACTACAGCGCCACGGCGTCGGCGGTTCCGCTGGCCGCAAATCTTGTCGCAGGAGAGCTTGCGCTGAACACCAACGACGGCAAGCTGTACTACAAGAACAGCAGCAACGTGGTGACCCTGCTTGCGGGAGCTACATCTGGCCCAGCGGGCGGCAGCAACACCCAAGTGCAGTTCAACTCCTCGGGCGTTTTGGCTGGTTCGGCCAACATGACCTTCAACGGCACAATTCTGACCGCTGCTGGGTTTTCTGGCCCTCTCAACGGCACTGTAGGCGCAACGACTCCTACGACTGGCGCGTTCACTACGCTGTCTGCCACGGGCGTTGCAACTTTCTCCGCTGGCACAGCGGCACTTCCCGCCATCACCACAACGGGCGACACCAACACAGGCATCTTCTTCCCCGCTGCTGACACCATTGCTTTTACCAAAGGCGGTGCGGAGGCTATGCGTATCAACTCCAGCGGCAATGTTGGCGTTGGAACTACTACGCCAACCAACGGAAAATTTGAAGTTTCTGGAGTATCCAACACTGTTGCAATGGCAATCAGTGGAGCAGCTTCTTCTACCAATATTGGTTTGTATGTTTCCACAGACGCCATTACTGGCTCTTATAGACCCATAGTTGCTTATACATCAGCAACAACTGGTATTAGTTTACTTTTTGAAAATCTTGCTAATGTTTCAACCGCAGATTCAAAGGTTGTTCTTGCCGTTGCCAGTGGTTCAGCAGGTGACCCAAAAATCACATATACCGTTGGCGGTGTAGGGGGCTGGGCAACTGGCCTTGACAATTCTGACTCGGACAAATTTAAACTTTCTTTTGGAG